TAATAGGAAGTATGATCAACTAAGAAGTAAACCTGGTGGAACAAGAGCAGGTGGTGCTGCAGAAAGGTTTGGTAAAGCTAACTCAATGTCTAATGCACCAAAGACTCCCAACCCTTTGTTGAAGAGACCAATTAAGACAGAATCATATGAAGAAGAAGTCTTCTGTGATTGGAGAGAAGAGTTTCTACATGAAGTAGAAAAGAGAGGTGACAAAAAAGAAAAAAAGGTCATCGATGTAATGAGAGGAAAGAACCAAGTTGAGTTCAATCCTGTTACTGAAGCAAATGTTTCAGAAGACATGAGTGGTATGTCCCAAAAGTCTGGTGACAAACGCCCCACAGATAAAGGTGCCGGCATGACCGCAAAGGGAGTCGCTAAATACAACCGCCGCACTGGTGGTAATTTAAAGACTGCTGTTACTACTCCACCTTCCAAGTTAGATCCAGATTCAAAGGCAGCAAAACGTAGAAAGAGTTTCTGTGCTCGTTCTAAAGGTTGGACTGGTGAAAGAGGAAAGGCTGCACGTCGTCGTTGGAATTGCTGATCATTTATGAAACAACTGAATGAATACGATGGGTGTCTGAAAAGACCCCATCCACTTTTTGTCTATGAAAACTATATCAACAATATAGAATTCCCAAACCGAGAAACCATTAAGGAAAACTCGGAACATAAAATATTTGCTAGACAAGCAACTATGGATCTCCCTGAAGGAGATGAGTTGTTTGTTTCTTTTTGCAATCAAAAATATTTTGAGTCCGTTCTAAAAGAGTTTAAGTTATTTTCAAAAGTCAGACCAAAGTTATTCAAAAAGGTAATTGATGGCGACTATGAGTTTGGTAAGGATGTGAAAGTCAAAGCCGAATATTGTATTAATAATTTAAGAACTTACCTCGATAAAAAACCTACTGTAAGAGAACCAGAAAATATATTTGATCTAATTATTTTTGGTGACGACTTTGTTGACTTTGAAATCCATGAGTTGGACATGGAAGGTAATGATGTCAACTTAGAAAAGATAGAGTGTGAAAAAAATACTGCTATTATATTTCCATTTGTTCCTTCATCTTGGTATCGACAGAGAATAAAAAAATTTGATGGAAAGAGTGTCAGGGTAAGTTTTATTGTAGATGATTCGTTACAAGAAATAAATCCAAAAATTTGTAGTCAAAGAGTTAAACAAAAAAGAAGCATCCTACCTAAAGATGAACAGGTTGGTGAAGATTTTGGTATAAGAAGAGAGGGCATATTTGATCCATGGGGAACTTACTTGTTTGATGATTATATGAATTGGGATCATTATGTTGAACTTGAAAAAGACTTTCCTTCTTTTGAAAAAGTGTTGCAGATACATTCACCTGATGGCAATACTGGGAAGTATGATTCCGTATCCGTTTCTGCTTTTAATGAACAAGTTGCGTTGAGTCCGATCTGGCAAAAATTTGTGAAATATCATACGAGTAAATTTTATTTCCAATATATGTTTGAAAAATTTGATGGCATTTGGAAAACTTGGAGACCAGAACCAAAAGAAAAGATTTATTCTAGAGACTATACTATAGGATATGAGGCCAGCAAACGCGGTACTTGGCATGCCGCAGAGGATACTGGAGAATCGGAATCTCCCGATATAATGTATGAATTCCTATTTACTCATGACCTTGAATGTATGAATCAACATGGTCTTCATGTTCATGTTGATAGGAACGATAAGATTTTTCAGTCAATGATTTATTTCCGACATCCTGAAGACAGGTGTAATGATGCAAATCTTCAATTACATTATTGTCATGAGTGGGGTAATTATTTTCCAGGAGTTGTAGATAAAAAAGTTGATTATATTTCAAATAGATCTATAACACTTCCATTTACACCAACGTCATATCATTCTGTTTCTCCTGGTGATAGAACAGGAAATCCGTATACCAGAAAGATGGTTAACATTATGTTTAGAGTTAGACCAGGTTTGCGTGAGTTAGGAAGATAAATAGATCGCTGACTATGAGGCACATAAGATGCTTGCATTTCTACTTCCTATCGCAACAAAAATCATCACTGATGCGGTAGCAAAGATTCCTGATAACGAGGAACTGGGAGAACAGTTGATCAAAGTTTGTATTCTGATTCTTGAGAAAGCTGTCAAGTTGACCAAGACCGATATGGATGACAAACTACTGGCAAAGGTTGCATCTGCAATCGAAGCCCGTTGAGTTATAAATATTCTTATACATAACGAGAAACTAGAGGGAATCAACATGTCTCTATGGGGTAACAAAGATACTGTCTACTCGACAGGTAATGTCACTACAATTACAACTGGTGGCGTAATCACTGGTTCTGGCACAACCTTCTCCGCTTCTGGATTGGTTGAGGCTGGAATGATGATTACCCTCGGATCTAAGGGTGGCGGCGTCATTAAGTCAGTTGATTCCGATACTCAACTGACCCTTCACAGTGCTGCTGGTTTGACCGCAGGTTCTGGACTTACTCAGGCTTTCAACATTAGTGAAGCTCCTAAGTCCACTGCACTAGACAGCAACCATAACGTCAATGAAGTTTATGGTTCAAACGCTGCTGAGGTTGGTGCAGCTGCAGGTACAATTTACGAACACACTCATGCAGGTTGGGTTGGTATTACCACCTATACCGATACACACGGAAACACCAGAACTAAGACTGAAGTCCTAGTTGCGATGAGTTCTATCGCTGGTGATGCAGCAGACGATTCTATCCTAGCAGATAGCTGATAAATGATTTGATTTAATATGCGATTTGATGAGTTGAACGAAGACAATTATGTAATGTTTGCCATTAAACATTATGAAAATCCTCACGCAGTCACACAAGATGACTTCTATGAGGACTTGAAACGGTTTAAGTGGATAAAGAGATTACTCAAGAGGTATCAGACAACTGGTGTCTTAAAGTCTCATCTTCTCATCAACCATTTTATTATTTTGTATAATGTATTCGGAGAGGCTGCAACTCCACTTTTGTTTTTTAAAATTGATAGGGAGTTGTGGCCGGTTGTTAAGACGTTTGTTGTATATCTTGGTAGATTGCCAGAATATCCAAAATCTACATTACATGATATCCCTTTGGATGATAATTGTTTACAAGACTTGGATCAAATATGAACGATCGTATTCTTGATAAGTATATTAATATGGTCAGGGATCTTCATGAGGAGGCTCCTGTGAATAGTGTTGGTGGTGGAAATATTGCAGGAACTAGAGAAGCTGGAGATGATCCTCCAGTAAGAAGAAAGAAGAAATATATCTACCAGAAAGGTTTGCGTAAATGGTGGACATCTCTAACAAAGTAAAATGGCTTTTGGTCTAGGTAAATTAGCGGTCCTTGAATCCAAACTCGATATTTATGAAGACCTGTCAAAAGAAATGCTCGACAAATTAGAACGAGCTGTAGGAACTATTTCTGAAAATAGTAATAAGATTGCTATCATTTTGGAACGCCATGAAACTCGTCTAGACGAGGGAGATAAATCTAATCAACTCATCATCAAAATGATTGAGGAGATGAAAGAAAAACAGACTAAAGACAATGAAGTCTTGCACGAAAGAATTTCTACTGTACAAAATAAGGTAGACTCTAACGCCAAGTTTGTAGTGGGTGCTGGTGCTGTTCTGGCGACTGTTGTGACAGTCTTACAAGTGCTACCACCTGTCCTAAAAGTATTGACACCACAACTGTCCACCAGTATGATAGGAGGAACGCACTTAGAACACCTCGGATGAGTTTCATCGACAGCCGATATATCGGTCTGATTTCTGTAAAACTTCAAAAGTTCAGTCGGAAGAAAGACGGTCTCTATACCTTCCGATGTCCTTATTGTGGTGATTCCCAGAAACATAAGAATAAGACTCGCGGATATATTTACAAGTATAAGAACGATCATAATTTCAAGTGTCACAACTGTGGCGTCTCTAGATCCCTTACAAACTTCCTGAAGGATCATGATCCCGCTCTGCATGATCAGTACGTCTTCGAGAGGTATAAGGAGGGTGCCACGGGTAAAGGATCGAATACTCCCACCCCTAAAAAACTGACTGTCCCTAAACCAGTTTTTAAGAAAAGAGACTTCGATCTTAAAAAAATCTCAGAACTAAATAAATCACATCCCGCAAGAGAGTTTCTAGAAAATCGGAAGATTCCGCAACAATATCTCAGTGAACTTTACTTCACTGATAGGTTCAAAGAATGGACCAATACGCAGAAGAAAACCTTTGATTCTCTAGAAAAAGATGAACCGAGAATTATTATTCCCTTAAAAAATAAGAATGGTATCTTCGGGTTTCAAGGTAGGTCTATTAGTCCCAAATCGAAACTTAGATATATCACTGTAATGTTGGATGATGATCATCCGAAACTTTTTGGACTTGATAGAATCGATGAACAACAAACCATCTACATCACAGAAGGACCATTCGACAGTTATTTCCTTACCAATGCTATTGCTATGTGTGGTAGCGATGTTGACGACCGCATTATATCTAATCGAGATCGGGTCTACGTCTTCGACAACGAACCGAGAAACCGAGAGATCGTTGCTAAGATTGCGTCAACAATTGAAAGAGGACACAAGGTAGTAATTTGGCCAGATAAAGTTGATCAGAAGGACATCAATGACATGTTCTTGACTGGACTTAATGTTCAGGACGTGGTACAATCTAATGTCTATAGTGGTTTACACGCAAAAACAAAACTTATTAGTTGGAAGAAAACATGAGTAACGGAACGAAAGTTGTAAAGAGAAACGGTGTAACGGAGGGTCTGGATCTTGATAAAATTCATAAGATGGTGGAGAGCGCCTGTGAGAATCTCGCAGGTGTTTCTGCATCTCAAGTGGAGATCCAGTCTGGTATTCAGTTCTATGATGGAATCACTACAGGCGAAATTCAAGAAATCCTTGTACGTTCTGCCTCTGATCTGATTGATTTGGAATCCCCAAACTATCAGTTTGTTGCAGCACGTCTACTTTTGTTCGGTCTCTACAAACAAGTCTTTGGTCCCGAGTGGAACCAAGGATTCCCCCACATCCTTGATCACGTCAAGGGTGGTATTAAGAAGAAGATTTACGATAAGACTCTAGCCAATGCGTACACTGCAGAAGAATGGGACAAGATTAATTCTTGGATTGATCATGGGCGCGATTTCCTGTTCACTTATGCAGGTCTACGTCAAGTCTGTGATAAGTACCTTGTGCAAGACAGAAGTTGCGGCGAACTTTACGAAACGCCACAATATATGTACATGTTAATTTCTGCAACTATTTTTCAGAAATACCCCCTAGATACTAGACTCGACTACGTTCGTAGATACTACAATGCCATCTCCAAACACAAAATCAACATTCCCACACCTATCATGGCGGGAGTGCGAACTGCACTTCGACAATTTGCTAGCTGTGTTCTTGTTGATGTTGATGACTCCCTCGATTCTATCTTTAGCTCTGATATGGCTATTGGTAGATACGTTGCACAAAGGGCGGGTATCGGTATCAACGCAGGTCGAATCCGCGGCATCAACGCTAAAATCAGAGACGGAGAGGTTCAACACACAGGTGTGGTCCCCTTCCTCAAAAAGTTTGAATCAACTGTCCGATGCTGCACACAAAACGGCATCCGAGGTGGGTCAGCGACTGTCCACTTTCCTATCTGGCATCAAGAGATAGAAGACATCATTGTCCTTAAGAACAACAAAGGAACCGAGGATAACCGTGTCCGAAAACTCGACTACTCAATCCAAATCTCAAAGATCTTCTACGAACGATTCATCCAAGATGGAGACATCACCCTATTCAGTCCTCACGATGTCCCAGGTCTGTACGATGCTTTTGGCACTGACGAGTTTGATGATCTCTATACACGTTATGAATCTGATGGACGCATTCCTAGGAAGACTATCAAAGCTCAAGCACTCATTCTGGACATCCTGAAAGAACGTGCAGAGACTGGTCGTTTGTATATCATGAACATCGACCACTGCAACTCTCACTCTTCTTTCATCGATAAGGTGAATATGTCTAACCTGTGTCAAGAGATTACTCTTCCCACAGATCCTATCGGACATATTGATGATGCATCTGGAGAGATTGCTCTCTGTGTTCTCTCCGCAGTGAATGTAGGTAAACTCAAGAATCTCGATGAACTTGAAGAACTCTGCGATCTTTCTGTACGTGGTCTAGAAGAACTGATTGATTATCAAGACTATCCTGTAGTTGCTGCAGAAATTGCAACAAAGGCACGTCGTTCTCTTGGTATTGGTTTCATTGGACTTGCACACTTCCTTGCGAAGAACGGTCTTAAGTATGATTCCCAAGAGGCCTGGGATCGAGTTCATGAACTAACTGAAGCATTCCAATACTATCTTCTTAAGTCTTCTTGCAAACTTGCAGAACAAAAAGGTCCTTGCACCGACTTCAATCGAACGAAGTACTTTGATGGAAAACTTCCGATTGATACATACAAGAGTGATGTTGATGAGATTACTTCTAAGGAACTGAACTATGATTGGGAAGGTCTTAGAAATTCTATCGCCACCCACGGTCTACGGCACTCAACACTGTCCGCACAAATGCCTTCAGAGAGCAGTTCCGTTGTGTCAAATGCTACCAACGGGATCGAACCTCCTCGCGGATACCTGTCCATTAAGAAGAGTAAGAAGGGACCTCTCAAACAGATCGTTCCTCAGTATAATACCTACAAAGGCAATTATACTCTCCTCTGGGACATGCCTGATAATACTGGGTATATCAATGTTGTTGCTGTCATGCAAAAGTTCTTTGACCAGGCGATCAGTGGAAACTGGAGTTATAATCCAGGAAACTATCCCGACAATGAAGTACCCGTCTCAGTAATGGCACAAGACTTCCTGAAGACCTACAAGTATGGATGGAAGACTTCTTATTATCAGAACACCTACGATAACAAAACAGATGAGATAAAAGAGGATACACAAGAAGATCAACTTAAAGCTTTAGAACAGTTGATTATGGAAACGAGTGATGATGACTGCGAATCTTGTAAGATCTAAACACAACTACCGAGGAATTAAATGTCAGTTGAAGGTATGACCGTATTAAACACATCTACAGACGTAAACGCCAAGAAACAACCAATGTTTTTTGGCGCTCCTCTGGGAATCCAGAGATATGACCAGTACAAGTATCCAGTCTTTGATAAACTCACTCAACAACAACTCGGTTATTTCTGGAGACCTGAAGAGGTTTCTCTCCAGAAAGATCGCGGTGACTATCAGACTCTTGCACCAGAACAGAAGCACATCTTCACCAGCAATCTTAAGTACCAGATCATGCTGGATAGTGTACAAGGGCGTGGTCCTGGGATGGCTTTTATCCCTTACTGCTCACTCCCTGAACTAGAGGCGTGCATGACCGTATGGGAGTTCATGGAGATGATCCACTCCCGTTCATATACATATATCATCAAGAATGTATATCCAGATCCTGGTGAGGTTTTTGACCACATTCTGGATGACGATAAGATCGTTGCCCGCGCAGAGTCGGTAACTTCTGCATACAATGAATTTGTCGAAGCAGCACACCAGTATGATACTGGTAATATGTGGAGAGGAGACTTCAAGGATTCTCCTACTGCTAAATGGGAATCAAAAGAACTGAAGAGAAAACTTTATCGTGCTGTCGCCAATGTCAATATTCTCGAAGGCATCAGGTTCTATGTTTCGTTCGCTTGCTCGTTTGCGTTTGGCGAACTCAAACTTATGGAAGGATCCGCTAAAATTATCTCTCTCATCGCAAGAGACGAAAATCAGCACCTTGTCATTACTCAAAACATCCTCAACAAATGGCGCGAAGGGGATGATCCAGAAATGGAAGAGATTGCTAAGGAAGAGGAACCCGTAATCATCGATATGTTCAAGAGAACTGTTGAAGAAGAAAAGGCATGGGCTGAGTATCTGTTCAAAGATGGATCTATGATCGGTTTGAATGATAAACTCCTCGCACAGTATGTTGAGTGGATTGCAAATCGTCGTATGAAGGCGATTGGTTTGAAACCCATTTATGATATTCCTGCTAAAAATAATCCTCTTCCTTGGACTGAACATTGGATCTCTTCAAAGGGTCTCCAAGTCGCTCCTCAAGAGACAGAAGTTGAGTCATACGTTGTCGGTGGCATCAAACAGGACGTTAAAAAAGATACCTTTGCTGGATTCCAACTCTGATTTTGCGGGGACTAAATACATTATAGTGTTGTATAGTCCCTGTAACCCAGAATGGCGAAGCAGACAATTGATATCGGATCTCAGCCAAATGATGGAACAGGTGATTCCCTAAGAGAAGGCGCTCAGAAGATCAATAGTAACTTTAACGAGATATATCAAAGTTTTGGTGATGGTTTTAATTTATCTGAATTAACCATTGGTACTGCTACTACCGCAGGGTTTGCACAAACTGCGGGAATTGCAACGAATGCACAAAATTTAAATGGGCAATCTGCTTCATTTTACTTAAATTATAATAATCTAAACAACCTACCAACAATCCCAACCAATACTAATCAGTTAACCAATGGTGCTGGTTATATTACTACTACTGCTCTTGTAGGATATGCAACGGATGGGGATCTAGTAGGATTTCAAACTGCTGGAAATTTAGTAGGATTTATAACAAATATTCAAGCCGGTGCGGGAATTTCTGTATTTGAATCCCCTGCCGGCAATTTTATTGTCACATCTACTGGTGGTCTTGTAGATATTGTTGGAGATACTACTCCACAACTTGGTGGTGATTTAGATCTCAATGCTAGAACTATTAACGGAACTGGTAATATTGACATCTCTGGTCAGATTGATATTACTGGAAAATTATCAGTTGGTGGTGGTGCAACAGTTACTGGAACTACTTTCTTAGATCAATTGAATGCTGTTGGATACTCAACATTTGGGGGAAGAGTAGTCTTTGATGAGATTTTAGAGTTCAGGGGACTTGAAGCTGGTGGAGCAAATGCTCTTGATTGGTATGACGCTGGTGGTGTTGTAAGGCACTCTATAACTTATAATGGAACTGATTTTGCTATTGGTGGTGGTGATAGTGTAAAGATTGATTCTACCGCAAGTGGATCAGTTAAAATAACTCATGGTGGTGTAGGCGTTTCTACTTTCTCGGAGGACGGTCTTAATGTAACTGGTATCGTAACTGCAACATCATTTGTTGGTAACGGTTCGGGACTAACTGGCATTGCTACAGATGTTGGACTTGCAGGAGTTCAAGCAGAAGTTAATGCGCTTGGAACTAATCTGAACATTGTAGGATTCTATGATGCTGTTGCTGGTGTTGTAACTGGACTAACTCTTGTCGGACAAGCAAGAGGTATTTCTATTGGATCTACACTTGCAGTATCTGGTATTAACACTGGTGATTATTATATCGTTTCAGTAGGTGGAACAGAAGTTGGTATTGCAACTTACTCTAGACCTGGTATTTCCAGTGTATATTCTGGTGACTGGATCGTTGGTATCGATACCAATGCATACTCAATCCTATCTTATTCTCAACAGGTTGTTGCACCAAGAGCAACTAGATCAGATTTCTCTGATACTTTAGAATCAAACTCTAGTGTAAACACCAGTGGTATTATTACTGCAGGATCTTTTGATGGATCTCTTGCTGCATCAAATCTTACTGGAGCTTTACCTGCAATTAGTGGTGCAAGTCTAACGAATCTTACTGGAGCATCTGCAGGAACTTTCGGTGATCCATATACAGTACCTACAGTAACAGTTGATTCTAATGGAAGAATCACTGGAATATCTACTGTAAGTATTTCTGGTGGAGCTCTTGGGGGAAATAGATGGTCTAATCATCCATCAGGTATCAGTACATCTTCTTCTGTCGGTATTGGAACTACGACTATTACATCAACTCTTACAGTAAAGGGTGATGGTATTGTTGATGGAGCATTCCAAATTGGACTAGATGCAGCTACAACTGCCACTCTTAATTTAACGAGTAATTCATCCTTAAGTTATGGTGGAAATAATCTAACTCTAAGAAATGATAGAACTAGTGGAAGAGTAGTTCTAATGGGTGATAATGGTGTAGAGATTCTAAATCATGATACTGATGCAAGAGCTGCATGGTTTAGAAGTGGAATTGCATATTTGTATAATGAAGGTAATCTTAAATTACAAACAACTACTGGTGGTATAGATGTTACTGGTGTAGTCACTGCAACTAAATTCGTTGGTGATGGATCTGGACTAATCGGGGTTACTGCTTCTGGTACAGGAATTGAAGTCAAAGATTCGGGAACTGTTGTTGGAACTGCAGGAACTATTGACTTTGGTACAGGTTTGGATATATCTCCAGCATCCGCTGGTATTGTCACTGTAACCGTTAATGTTGGTGCTGCGGACACTGCATCTATTGTTTCTACTGCAGCAACAATCACAGATCATTTGGATCTTAGAGATGATAATGATGACACAAAGAGAATAAGAATTTTCCATGGGAGAAATATTGTATTTGGTGACCTACAACCAATAACTGGTGATGGTGCTCTTTTCAACAACAATAAAGGTGAAATAGTATTCTTAAACACGGAGAATGATCAGTTAGTTCCTCTTGCTCTTAAAGAACAGAGTGTAGGCATCGGAACCACAAATCCACTTCAAGCTCTCGACGTAAGAGGTAATGCACTAGTCAGTGGCATCCTTACCGCAACTGGTGGATTCTCTGGATCTATTGATTCTGCAAATAACTTGACTGGTGGTATTGCAACCGCAACTCAACTTAGTGTAAGTGGGGTAACCACAATCAGTCTAGGAAGAATCCAATCAAATGCTGATGCAAATATCAGATTTGGTAATGGCGCACTATCTGGATCTGTAGTTAGAAATATTGCAATCGGTGACCAAGTTCTTCAGTCCATGACTGGTGGTTCTGGTAGAAACATTGGTATGGGTGAGTTTGCACTTAAAAATGTTTCTAGTGGTGCATACAACGTTGGACTTGGTATCAGAGCGGGTGAGAAAATAAACACTGGATCTTATAACGTAGTTCTCGGTGGATTCAATGGTGATACCACTGATTTGGGTATTATCAATTCATCAAATAATGTTGTAATTTCTGATGGACAGGGAGACATCAGATTCTACTCAAACGGAAGTAAGAGCACTGGTATTAATACTACCGTTCTCTCAAATGAAGATGTAACAGTCGGTGGTAGTTTGACCGCAACATCTTTCCATGGATCCGCTACTGGACTTACAAATATTCCTGCAGGACAACTAACTGGAGCATTGCCTACCATCGACGGTAGTAACTTAATTAACGTTACTGCAAGTGGTACTGGTGTTAACGTTCTGAATAATCAGAACACTTTAGGTGTTGCTGGAACATTTGATTTTAGTTCTGGTATTAATGCAAACTTTGGTGTTGGAATCTCAACTATATCTGTTGATCCTCATTTAGGATTAACTCAGGTAAATGTATCTGGAGTTGGAACAATTGCAACTCTATCTTCCTCAAATTTAAGTGCAACTTCTCTTTCTGTTGGAGTCCTTGGTCTAACAATTAATAATAGTAGTATTGGTAATAATGGTTCTGGAAATATAAACTGGGGAACTGGTAATTTCTATTTCAATGGAAGTAGTGGAGTTAGAGAAATTGGTTGGACTAATGGAGATGGTAGACTTAGAGTTACTGATGAGTTTAACAGAATAAAAATCGTAGGTGGTAATGGTGGTACTGGTCAAGAACTTGCAGAATTCCAAGCCGGGGGTGTTGTAGAATTATTCTATGCAGGAACAAATCCTGGAGTAAGATTGAGAACGACCGAAAAAGGAATTTATTTCCCTGAAGAATTGGTATATGCTCCTGTTGGTATTGTAAGTGCATATGAGTTCGTCGGTTCTGCTGTGGGACTAACCAGTATTCCTGCAGCACAACTTACAGGATCACTACCTGCGATTGATGGTTCTAATTTGATCGGAGTTATTGCTTCTGGTACTGGTATTGAAATCAAGGATAGTGACTCTGTTGTTGGTTCTGCTGGAACCGTCAACTTTGGAGATGGATTGACAGTATCACCAGTATCTGCTGGTGTTGTTACTGTCACTGCATCAGGTGGTTCACTTCAAAGTAGAACCATCGTTTCAGCATCAACTACTTCAATCGCAGATGATGCGGTTGGGTTTACTACTGCTGCAGGATTTAAATCATATACCTTAATGAAGGTAGGTGTATCGACTGCAGCTTGGATTAGAATATATACTGATAGTACATCTAGAGCTAATGACAGTTCTAGATCTGTTGGAGAAGATCCATCACCAGGAAGTGGCGTAATTGCAGAGGTGGTAACCACTGGAATTTCTACGCAACAAATGATTACTCCTTTTGCTATGGGTGGAAATATGGACGATCCCGTTAGTAATGTTATTTACTTGGCAATCAAAAACCTTTCTGGTTCAACGCAAACAATTACCGCAAACCTCACTATTCTTCAACTGGAGGCTCAATAAGAAATGGCTGTATCAATTAGCACAGTAGGCATCAATACTGCAGACGCAGGAACTTGGACTCGGGATGAAGCTCTAGACCTGTTGGGAATTGGATTAAGTATTGCTCAACTTCACGGAGAACCATTAAGCGGCCTCGTAGTTGGAGTTTCTACATTTAATGGTGGAGGTCAAGTCTCTCAAGCAAGTGACATATATTATCAGGATGTAAGACCTATTTCTACAAGTGGAATAGGAACAGGTGCGTCATTTTATATTACTAGAGGATCAGATGATTATATTAAGGGAATTGCTGTTAATCGCCCTGGTTATGGGTATAGTGGAGGAGAGGTAGTAACTTTAAGTGCAGAAGATATTGGTGGATCGATAAATGGTGCCAGTAATATGGAACTGACACTAGTTATTGATGCAAATATTAGTGGCGGATCTGGTTATGCTCTAACCTTTACGGGCGCAGGTGGTACTTCTATTCAATCTAGAGGTTATGATAAAAATGGGTATCAGTCTATTGGAACTGATAGAACATATACCTTTACTGAAGGTGATACTATATCTTTCCATAATGATACTACTAATGAGTCTAGTTCCTATGATTATATGGGTCTAACCAGATATATCGACGATAGGGGTGGGGTATCTCAGATTGTTAGTATTGGGAATACTGAAGTCGTCTGGTCGTTTGGACAAACCATTGCCAGTGGTGTTACTAGTTCATGGACTCCAAGCGCTGGGGAAGCCGGAACTTATTTCTTTGTTAGACGATATTGTGAGGATGAAGATTATACTACAATTATTGTAGAACCTGCTGCTCCTGAAGCTATTACTTCTGTAAGTTATGGATCTACTACTGGTTGGTTCGATCAAAATCCAGAAGCAGATACTAATTCTGCTGGTAGGGTACTTAAACTAGATGTAGACACTAGTAAAGAATTTGGAACAACCTATCATATGATCTGGCATGCTGATGGTAGTGCGTTATATACCAATGGATATACTGGTTGGATGCCTATCGATACTAAAACAAGATATCCTGGATATTATCAAGATGGTATGATTCATAAAGATTATTTGGGTGGCCATGGGTATGGGAAAAGATGGGCTGGATCATACTTATTAGACGGTAGTGATTATAGTGATATCATGAACAACCATGAAAGTATGCTGGATAATTATTATATGGATAGTAGTTCTTATGGAATGAGACATGTCAATTATCAAAAATTGTGTGACATTCCAACAAGTTATACCTCTTATGAATTGAATTTAAAGATATACAAATCTACAATCGATCCAAACTTTGTTGTTTTTATATGGAAGTCTCCAACGTTATCTTCCTCAGACATTAATGATAACCTTGGAGGTTGTTTCTTCTTCCACAACTTTACATCAAGTGTAATTGATTTGGATCATTATAATTTGGGAACTATTACTAGAGTAGATGCATATAATTCAGGAAACTTCTCTTCTGATAATGACTCTCCTTATCTACAGTTTTATACTTATCTTATAAATCTTGATCCTAATGCTGGTAAGAGAAGTGCTATGAGAGGTTATGCTGGAAATCAGGATTGGTATACTTTTGACCAGTATGAGCCAAGTCCTCATACTGAAAGTGCAGATATTTATGCTTCAAGATTATATTACAGACCAGATTCAAGTGATGAAAGATATGCCGATCGCATGACTTCCAATAATGCCACTTATATTGCGAATGATATACCCTCTAGTGCATCTTCTAATAACGTAATTAAAGGACTACCTTTATCCAGTAGAATGTTACCTTGTCCTTATTATATACCAGATGATTTTGTATTAATCCAATTTGATTATAATGCAATATCTACTAATATTCAGAACGGTGACACAGTTACTATCAGTGGATCTGAGGTTTATGAAGTGATTACTGGTTCATATGATACTAATGACCAAAGTAGAACCAAGGGTATTCTATTCTGTGCGAGGGTAGTTTGATGGCTGATTATTCACTCAACAACTTAACAACCGCAGTAGATGGTACTCCAGATGCTGCGGAGTTTGGTTCATCAGTCGAATCTGCAACTTTTGAAACAACCAATGGAACTATTTCCCCTGGTGAAATTATAAATTTAAAAATGGGTTCGATTGGATCTGCAGTTCCTGCTTATGAACCAGATAGACCACACAGAGGACAATTATACCCACGATTTGACCACTAAATAAAAGAAACTGATTTAAATTATGGCTACTTCGATTAAAGTTTCCGAGACTATCGAGAAACTGCCAGCGAATCCATTCGCTTTTGAAGTTCTAAATCTTGCATCAAAACAAAAAAGTAATGCAAAGAAGGCTCAAGTATTGAGAACATATGGTGATCCTTCTTTGCAGACTGTACTGATTTGGAACTTTGATGAGAGTGTAATCTCTCTTCTTCCTGAAGGTGTTGCGCCTTACGCTAGTACTAAAGAACAAACTTCTTACTCTGGAACATTGGGTGAGAAGATTGAAACTGCAGTAAACATGATGAATGAACTGGGTTCTCAATCATTGGGTTCCCAGGATCAAGGGCAGACTTCTATTAGAAAAGAATACAAATATTTTTACAATTTTATCAAAGGTGGTAATGATGGACTTTCCTCTATGAAGAGGGAGACTATGTTTATCAATATCCTGGAAGGTCTTCATCCTCTAGAGGCAGAACTTCTTTTGCTTACAAAAGATCATAATCTACAGACCAAGTATAAAATCAGTAAGAAAAACGTATCGGATGCTTTCCCCGAGATCCAATGGGGTAATAGATCCTAGATTCGGGTTCCCGAACCACTTGACAAACCATAGGTATTAAGGTAGTATAAATACATCGAATTGTCACATGTGACAATTCTTTACATACGAAGACATGTCGAGTCTTCTTTCATCCGCAGGTTCGACTCTGCGAGATATACTTAAGAGGTAACAAAAATGTTCAAAACGACTATCGCTGCAGCCGCCGCTGCAATCGCCTTTGCACCCGCTGCAGCCCTAGCCGGCCCCTACGTTAATGTAGAAACCAATGCTGGTTGGGCTGGAGACGACTACACTGGAGCAACTACCGACGCTCATGTGGGCTACGAAGGTGCTCTGGGTGACTCTGGTGCATCCTTCTATGTCCAAGGTGGCCCCGCTATCGTATCCGTAGATGGCGAAGAACTTTCCACCCGTGTGTCTGGTAAGGCAGGCGTTGGTATCCCCGTCACCGATGCACTGAGTGCATATGGTGAGGTCAGCTTCATCACGGCAGAAGACGAGTTCCTGGATGATCTGGGAGTCGGTGGTAAGCTCGGCGTCAAGTACAACTTCTGATATTAAATCAGGATATCCTAACGACCTCCCTAAGGGGAGGTTTTTTTATGGTTAAATTTGGATTAACCTTGCCAATATATTAGGAGGTCTTTCTTAACTACTTCTTAGTGGACATAGACTTCAGGTTAAGTTAAGATATTCAAGTACAAAACACAAAGGTACAAACAAATGAAAGCATTCGCAGTTGCCCTGCTCGGTTTGGCGGTTACCGCCCCCGCAATGGCAGGTCCATACGTATCCACCAAGTCCGAATTCAAGGGTGACGAGGAAGGGTATGCCAAAACAGTTCATCAGGGACGCCTGGGTTATGGATGGAAACTTGAAAGTGGCATCAAACCATACGTTGAAGTTGGTGGTGGTCTTTCCGCTGCTGATGGTGTAGAAGTCTTCGATGGTGATACCTTCACTGTTGCTGAAGTCGGTGCATCAATCCCCATTACTGAAAAACTTTCTGCAAAGGCAAAGTTTGAACACAAGTGGGGTGAGGATGAAGCCCGCGATTGGAAGTTTGAAGTCGGCACCAAGTACAAGTTCTGATAGGAAATAAATGAAACTCAAAGCACTCGCAGCAGTTATTGCTGCCACCCCTCTCATGGTTGCCTGTGGTTCTTCCACAGAGAAAGCAGAAACGTTTAAACTAAATGGAGCAGGTGCTACCTTCCCTGCCCCTCTATACAACTCCTGGTTCCAAGATATGGCCAAGGAGACGGGTAACCAAGTCAACTATCAAGCAGTTGGTAGTGGTTCTGGTGTCCGTCAATATACTGCTAAGACTGTTGACTTCGGTGCCAGTGATGGTGCTGTGAGCGATGCCAAACAGAAACTGCCCATGGTGCATGTCCCCATGACTGGTGGTGCGATTGTTCCTGCTTACAACTATCCTGGTTGCGAAGCAAAGATGACTCAGACACAACTTGCTGATGTCTTCCTTGGTAAGATCACTAATTGGTCTGAGTTTGGATGTGCCGATAAGAATATCGTCACTGTATGGCGTTCTGATGGTTCTGGTACTACCAAAGGTTTCACCAACTCTCTGTCTGCATTCTCTCCTGAGTGGAAGAAGAATGTAGGAACTGGTAAGGCAGTTGCTTGGCCAGTTGGTGTTGGTGGTAAAGGTAACTCTGGTGTTGCTGCCACTATCAAGAATCAACCTGGCGCTATCGGTTACCTGAACTATGGTTATGTTGTAAACAGTGACTTCCAACAGGTTTCTCTACAAAACAAGGCAGGTAATTATGTCAAAGCATCTGCTGAAACATCTGCAGCAGGTCTATCACAGATTGTCCTGGACGATCAACTTCGTGGTGCTGATGCTAACCCTGCTGGTGAGAATGCGTATCCTATCGTATCTCTTACCTGGATTCTTGCCTATCCAGAGTCTGCTCCTGGAGTCAAGGAAACCCTTCGTTATATGTTGAGTGAAAAGTCGCAGGCAAAGTCTGATGCTTTGGGGTATGTACCTCTCCCAGAGGATCTTCGACAAAAGGCTCTTGCTGCTGTAGACTCTATCAACTAATAGTAGTATAATGGGGAACATTGTTCCCCTTTTTTTATGAAAAAGAAAGTACAAAAGATGTTAGAATGGTTCTATCAGGATTCTGATAGGGGTGAACAAAATATTTCCGAGTGTAAAAGTCTCTACGATCTTGTGGAGAAACTCCAATATCGACTTGAAGACATGGAGAGTGAACACATGCAACTCATAGTTCGGATTGCCCATCTTGAAGGAAAGTTGGAGAATCATGAACATGACTTGCGATCTGACTAGGATCATATATAATAGTATCAGACCCACCTCTTTATAATGTCCGAGTTTCCAAAAGACTGGCGTTATGCCGATGACCGTATGCAGATGCGTGCTGCGGTCTTTCGTGCTTTAAGTCATCATCTAGAAGAACATTGCCGTTCTGTCTATGAATTTTGCCATGACTGGGTAAGTCAAGGTAACAATCATACCAACAACATTGAACAACATTTTCAGAATTATTTGAAGGAGACCAAACGTGAAACTGTCTACACCCTTGAAAAGTGCTTTGACCTCGATTATTCTAAGTACTACGCTCCTGAGCGGGACTAGTGTCTTAGCTGATGAAAAGATAAAAGGGTTTAATACTTACGACTCGATGGGCTGTATGTTACTTCGCGAATGTACAGACGGTGTTTACGAAATCAAATCTAGCAGCGATCTACGGACTTTCTATCCTGATACTGATTTTAGTCGTATTAGTGTGGAGTTCGATAGAATCGTCAAGTCACTTAATAAGGTCGGAGTTGGTGTCTTTCTAGCCGACGAAAAGTGGTTCCCTGTTGGACACCGAGGTGTCTATCACACGGTTTCCAATAATTTCTTTCTTAATCGTGCTTTCATGCATCGACCTCATGTTCTTATGAGTGTCACTCGTCATGAGGGTTGGCATGCCGCACAAGATTGTATGGCAGGTTCTATCGAGAACTCTATGATTGCCATCATCAAACCAGAGGACGAAGTTCCTATGATCTGGCAAGAGATGGTCAAACGTACATACCCACCTCACGCACAACCCTGGGAGAAAGAGGCAACCTGGGCAGGTAAGACTGAAGGTATGACACAGACTGCCCTGGAAGCATGTGCAGCCGGTTCTATGTGGGAGGTTTACAAACCCACCCCTCTAACGTTAGAATGGTTACGTGAAAACAACTTCGTCAACTGATGGTACGGACTCAAAAGGCTCTCGAAAAAAACGTCAAGACTCTGAACAAGAAGACTACGACTACTAAGAAACCTCGCAAGACCAAGAAAGAAGACTTTAAGTTTGTCTTTACTAAGTCTAAAGATGATGCACTCTTTCCTCATGCACCTACCTTTCCCTGGCGACTTGATGATCGTAAAGAAGGAAAAACCTGTTGGTTCCAATGCCAAGAACATGTCGAGAAATATTTGACTCGATATAAAATGACATCTAAAGAATATAAATGCCAATTGTCAATTAAGTATGGAGATAATTGATAACGTTTTATCTGAAGAAGATTATGAAAGATTGTGGACCACCATGATCAGTGATGACTTTGCGTGGTTCTTTGCAGTCACCAAAGTCAGACATTATGTGGGTGATAATCTTAAAAATCAATTACCTAATGACCATCCACATAATTGTCAACTTTGTCATCATTTTCATGCACAGGATACTATAGCTAGTAAACATTGGGATTTAACTAAAGGTATTAGAAATAGACTAGAAGCAAGTGCATATTTAAGAGTAAAAGCAAATATGACTATGGCTACTCATGTACCTTTAGAAACAAAAATGCATATCGATTTCGGAGATGTTACAGGATATAAAACTGCAATTTATTATGTTAATTCAAATGACGGATACACTAAATTTGAAACAGGTGAAATAGTAGAGTCCGTAGGAAATAGATTAGTTATATTTGACGGAAGAATTAAACACTGCGGAAGTACACATACAAATCAAAAATATAGAATTGTAATAAACTTTAATTATTTCTCCAATATTATACCAAACTTTGAATATCCAGAAGTAGAACCTTATTAGTAATCCCAGATATAATAGGGATATATAACTACACACTTCTCTAAATACAGCTGCCTTGTTTCTATCATATGGGTGGTTCAAAACCAGCTAAGGTAGAAGATAAGGACCATGATGAAGATAAGAGTGAAGTTCTTGGTAATCTGGTGAAAGTAGTCGTACTTATTTGGTCCGCATCTCTTCTCACGTTTAGCTACGTCAGACTTCCAAACGGTCAAAAAATTCTTGATTTTGACCCTACCTTCATTGCATCAGTGTTCTCCGGCTCGTTGGCGGCTTTCGGACTTTCTCCTGCTAAGGCAGGTGGAAATGGAAACGGAAAGACCGCAGCGAAAAAACAGGAAGACACTGCCCCTCCAGTTCAATCTGCTATCGAACCAAAGGATAAACCAAAACAATAACCCAGGGGGTTATCATGAAAAAGGTTAACACGTTCGTACTGTCAGTTACTATTGCGATCATAGACTATCTCTATAGAGGTAGACACTTTCAACGTTTTTGGGTGCTCGAAGAAATAGCTCGAGCACCCTATTTTGCGTTTTTGAGTGTCTTACATTTAAGAGAATCTCTAGGTTTGCGTGGTCAGTGGCATGTATACTTAATGAAAGAGCACTTCGAGCAATCAGTAAATGAAACCGAACATCTTGAATTCATGGAAAGTCGGGGCGGTAGTGCTTATTGGGTGGATCGCTTTGTCGCCAGACACCTCGTACTTGTCTATTATTGGATCAATGTGGTTTATTATTGGTTGGCTCCTATGTCTGCATACCATTTGTCATACGAAATAGAGATGCACGCTGCTGAAACATATGCAAAGTATCTTGCATATGAAGATTATAATGATAAGGATATTTGGAGAATCATGAATGATGAGATCCAACATTTCCAAGAACTTGCAGAAGCGATGAGAATTCTTGATCCTGATCACTTAACTGTAAGAGAAAAGGATCGTGAACCATTTCCACCAGACGTAAGCGACATAGTAGTAAAAGAGGAGGTTATGAAATGACAACATTTTTCATAATTCTTTTCATTTCCTTGTTAGTATCTGGTATGCAATTAACATGGCCAGGGAGATACCGAGGTTGATATGAAAAAAGAAACTGAGGAAGAAAGAAAAAAAACGAATAGAGGA